GATGGCCACATCGAATTGCGCCAAGTTAAGTTTGGTATGATCCCACCATGGAACCATGACCTTAAATTCTCAAAGAGTATCGAGAAGATTGGCTAAACTGCAAAAAAGAAGATGCTGATCAATTTTTCTTTGAGATGCCCTTAGATGAATTTACATCAAATTATTTTCCAAAAGCTAACAAAAAACCGCCAACCTAAGTCAGCGGCTTTAATCAGTCTATCTTAAGTAGCAAGCTTATTAACGAATAATAAAATCAGCTACTTGGAGTAAGTCAGCGATAAAGCTTAATACTCGCAAGCAAACGACTAACACTTGGTTACCCATCGTCGCTCTCCTTAAAAGAGCATTGCCTTATGCCAAGTTTTGCGCTTTAATAACGTTACTGCGTAGCGAAATTTATCACCGTAGTCAGCGTCGCCTTAGCGCGTCGAAGACTAGAGTTAAATTTCATATCGCAATCCCCGTCGTTAAAGTCAGTAACGTAGTCAGCGTTACAGACTTCAGCGAACTGTGTTGTAAAGCAATGCAGCTAAGTTTCACTACCCTCAGTTGATATGTTCCTGCAAGAAGTAGTCAACTGAGGGTAGCTCCAATTCCTTCCCAAATTAATCAATAATAAATTACCGAGTTTGATGGCTTGGAATATAGAAGCATTGTGCCCTATGTGCTTAAGATATGGGATTTTTTCCAGTTGAGCAATCTTGACTTTATAGTAATTTTTTATCTGTTTGATATATCGGTATATACCATAGCAAAACTATTAAAAAACATGTTTAGATAACTTTGTGGATAAGTCAAAAATCAATAACTTACGTAAGAATTAATGTTTAGTGAAATTTCTTGATATAAATTCTTTTTAACTTTCATACACTTTATTTCGTGATTTACTTAGTTTTCTTAGAGTAATTTCCGACCAAATACATTCTTGGCAACGACAATCTTTGACTTCTACTTGTTTATCCACAACTTTTTAAATTTGAAATTTAAACCAGCTCTAGCATATCATCTTGAATATGTTACAAATTCAAGTTAGGGGATATTCTATGAGCGAAATTGCACCATCCATCATCCACATAAAACCATACCTCACACAAGGTATAGTTTTATGTGAGGCCTTATCTATCAAGCAGGTTGTACCTTCAACTCACATGCTTGTCCCTTATGCTTTAGAGAAGATCAACGCAGGCTTTCCATCCCCTGCTCAAGATTACATAGACAAAGCTCTCGATATGAACGAGCACTTAATAAAAAATGAAACTGCAACTTTCATTGTCAAAGTTGCTTCGCTCTCGATGCTTAATGCAGGCATTGATATTGATGACGAACTAATTGTCGATCGCAGCTTAGATGCAAAACACGGCGATATTGTCGTGGCACTAATCGATAATGATTTTACAGTTAAGCGCCTAATGATCGATGAAAAAGGCCAATGGCTCAAAGCCGAAAATCCTGATTATAAAAATATTTATTTAATGGATGGCCAAGAACTAATTATCTGGGGCGTTGTCACCTGCATCATTAAAATGATAAGAAATAAGTCATGAAACATGAGAACAAAGTCTTTTTCTTAATTGACGTCAATAACATGTACGTTTCATGTGAGAGAGTCTTTGACCCATCTTTGAATGATAAGCCCGTTATTGTGCTCAGCAATAATGACGGATGTGCCGTTGCTCGCAGCAATGAATCTAAAGCGTTAGGCATTAAAATGGGTGTGCCGTTATTCCAAATTAAAGACATAGTCCAACAACATAACGTGCTCGTACTTTCAAGCAACTATTCAATGTATGCAGAAATGTCGAGACGTTTTCATAAGATTCTGAGCTCGTACGTAACTGACGAAGAAGTTGAGCCTTATTCTATTGATGAGTGCTTTGTTGATTTCACCGCTTATGAGAAAAACTTTGACTTAGAAAAAGTCGGTCAACAAATGCGCCAACAAATTTGGAAGTGGCTTGGTTTGCCTGTGTGCGTTGGAATTGGCCGAAGTAAAACAGAATCGAAAATTGCAAATCACATTGCAAAGAAAAACCCCGGTTTTAACAGTGTTTGCGATCTCGTAAATATGGATCCTTGCAACAAAGAATATTATTTCTCATTAATTGAAGTATCTGAAGTTTGGGGTGTCGGTCGAAAGCATTCAAAAAAGCTTCAATCGGTTGGAATTAATACGGTGCTTGATCTAGCTTGTGCTGGGCCTAGAGAGATGCAAAAGAAATTTTCTATTGTCATGGCTCGCACGATCTATGAATTACAAGGCATCTCATGCATTGAGATCGAACATACTCCTCCCTCTAAAAAACAAATTGTCGCATCCAGATCTTTTGGTGGTCGCGTAACTGAATTAACGGATCTAAAAGAAGCTATCTCAATGTATGCGCAAGATGCGTGTAAGCGCTTGAGAGATGAAAACTTGCTATGCGGTTGTATGATTGCTTTCGTACAGTCAAATCCATTTGATCCGAATGTGCCCTTTTACAATAAATCTATAACAGGCTCTTTTTCAGAACCGACTGACTGCGCGGTAGATTTTGTCAAAGCAGCTACGAGGATGTTAAACGATATCTACAAAGAAGGAATTAAATATAAGAAGTGCGGCGTAGTGCTGACAGGCTTAGTGCCTAAGTCTGGCCATACTTATGACCTATTAACTGACTTTCAACAAATAGAGAAAAAGGAATGTTTAATGCAGGCTATGGATGGTATCCATAGTAAGTTTGGAAAGAAAAAGATTGGTATAGGCCCATGTTTTGTACCTAATCGAAACTGGTCGATGTCGCGGGATAAATTGAGCAGAAATCCTTTTAGATTTGATCAGTTATTGACGGTTTATAAATAAAATTCTATAAAATAATTTTTTTATAAGTGTAAGCTAAATGTTATATGAAAAATTAAAAGATTTATCTTTGCCAGAAGGTATCACTATTTTTACGGCCGCTACTTTTATACTTGGTCTAAGTTATAAATTTGGTTTTTACTTTACAGGCTTCACAGATGCTATATGGCTAATTAAATATTTTTCTATATTAGAAATTATGTTGGGAACTATAAATATATTTTTAATATATCTAGTTGCATTAATGGTAATTGAAAGATTAATAGGAAATAGTTCCATATTTGTAGCAATAGTATGGGGATCAATTTTACTTTTTGTATTTAGTATACCAGCATGGATTAGAGCTGGTGTCTTCCCTTTTGAACTATTCCTAACTATAAGTTTTTCTTTCATAGCAATGGTTTTTCTAGTCAAAGGTACTAATAAAAGCAAAGTTACTGCTCTCACATGTTTGTTAATATTTATACCAATTATGATTGGTGCAAATGAATCAAGAAATTTAAGGAAAGAAAATAAAATTCCATTAGCCATAATTAAAGATTCAGATCTTTGTTTTGAAGAATGGAGACTTATTGATAAATTTTCTGATAAGGCAAATCTAATTAACTTTAAAAATAAGAACCAAAATGAATACAAGATAGTTGATATAAAAGATATTAATAAAATTTTATCTCAATAGTTTAATAGGATAAGCATATGGAAATTTGGAAACACTGCTGGAGCTGTGAACATGTCACACCTCAAAAAAGGATTTACTACAAAATGTATCCAAGACCAATTGAGGGTTTTTCAAAAGATAAGGTTTCTGGTAAGGCTACGAGTTTCTGGACTATAGCAATGGAGATATACCAATTTTGTGAGTGTAAAAAGTGTGAAGCACCTATACTTCATACTGATGAATACTTGTTGCCACGAAACAAAGAAAATGATCTTGAACTGACAATACAGATGTATCGCGCTATTTCTGATGAGGTGGAACGCACAGGTGACTGTATAAAATATGAGAAGAAAACTACTACCTATCCTCACCCACAAGCAGATTCGTTAAAAAAAAGGAAATGGTCTTTTAACTTACCAGAAGAAGATATGTTGCTTTTTTTTGAAGTTATTAGTGCATGGGACGAAGGTCTATATATTTTAGCTCTTTCTGGAATTAGGACACTTATAGATAGATATATGGTTAAACTTGTAGGCGATATTGGTGGGTTTAAAACTAAATTAAATCAAATGTTAGAAGATAAACATATTAATAAAAAGCAATATGAATTACTTGAAATAGTAATAGAAGCAGGAAATGCAGCTGGACATCGTGGTTTTAGACCAAATAAAGAAATGCTAGATAATTTATTACATGTGGTTGAGGATATTATTTCATTAGAATTTAAGACGCTCGATTTTTCTAATTATTCCGAACAAATTCCAAAAAGAAGAAATTAATCTAATAATTAAATGTAAATTTAAAAACATAAGAACCCTCTATTTCAGAGGGCTTTTACACAAATACCTACATTCACATTACTGTTGATCGTATGAGCTGTGCATCCTGATAAAAGAATGCACAGCAATGTGATTACGGAAGCTATCATTGAGCGTTTGCAATGAAAGACTTTCATGCTAGCTGATCCGGTTGGCAATCCAGCCATAAAAAAACTGCTCTTGCGAAGGATTGCGTTCACAGATTTCAATGTAACGTTGGCCTTGCATAATATTCAGTACTCGTACCAGGACTTTTTCACCCTCCTTGCCTCTTTTTGTTAAGTAGGTTTTGAGAGCATTTAACGTAGCTGGTCCATAAATTCCGTCGACCGCAAGATCTGGCCACCCTGCTTTGCCTTGGTTGTTGAGCAAATTCAAAGCACGTTGTAAAAGTGGTTTTGCAAAGCCGGTACCACAATTTACACCGGTATCTAAAAGCTCTTCAGCAACTGCCGAGCTGATTGCATTCACTTGATCAAATCGCGGAGCTATCCAGTACTGTTTCCGATAAATAGATTTGGCAACATCAAGAGGTAAGTCTTTCATACTGCCTTTAAACCCATTTGCTCGCGCAACTGCTTCAGTTATACCGTATTTAGTAGCACCTCCTCGATCGGCTGAGTTGTTTACATATCCGCCTTCGCGTTTAATTAATTCATCAAGATATTGTTCGATGTTCATTTCACTTTCCTTTAGACGTAAAAAAGCCACCCGAAGGTGGCTTTTGAGAGAAACTTTTACTTACACAAGCTTTTTACAAAGCTACTCCGCAGATATCTTTAGTACCTGTTGGATAAGTTTGTGTAATTTTTGATTTATCCAGTAAGAACTCGATCGAGACATCTTTGTTCGCATCAGTTGCTGCTAAATCGTAAAAATTAGAGGTTAATGAAAAATATAAGTTATCGAGTTTAGAGGGGAAAGTTGCAAAATAACCTTTGTTAACCCCATTAAAAACTAAACCAACTTGATTAGAGTTTTGATTAATATAGATACCTATCTTTTGGTAACCATCAGAAGTAACTTCTGGTGCTAACTTAAATCCAGTAGAAACCAATGCATTATCATTTGATGTGGTTTGAAAATAAAAGTGATTAGTTGTGGGCCCATGTTGGTAAGCAACTATGATATTCACCGCCTTACCATTCTGCATAATGCCTGCTGCAAGAGTTGGGAAAATATTTACATAACCCGTATTGCCTAGTGTAGGAACTTTAATTTTATATTCAAAAGCTATAATTCCATTTGTTGGTATTATTTTGTCACCACGTGTATACAGCGAAGCTTGATTATCATTTGCGGCTAATGCCCTTGTCAGATAATCTTGACTATAAGCCATATAAATTGGACTTTGTTGAGAGGTCTTATAAGAAAACTTGTTATCTGTAATAGTTGGGAACTTCTGAACAGAAGTATTACCTAAAGATTGTAACTGGGTTAATGTTGCATCAAAGCTATATGTACACTCAGCAAATACACTACTGATTCCACTGAAGCCCATTATTGTTGCTAAAATAATATTTTTCACGTTGTTATCCTGTTTTTATTTTGAACTTTTAGTATAAACAAGTTTCTAAATAAGTTAATTAAATCCGATAGATGACAGAAATATATGCGATCTAGTTAATAATACCGCCCGAAGGCGGTTAACTATTTTGAATATCATCTTTGGCTTTCTTAAACTCTTTGATCACTTCAACGATCGTTTTCCCTTCCTGTTTATCGATAAAATTAAAAATCCACCGGACCAAAGCCCAACCAGGTAAACCACAAACAAAGAAGAATCCACCAAGTGCTATCATTCCCCATACATCTGTAACCCACTCATGAAGCCCCCACTTCACGATAATGAATGAACCGCCAGCAAGGCTTGATACAACCGTACAGATCAAACCTACAGCCGACTCTTGTGGTGAACGTGGCATACGTGTCATTAATACAACTGCTGCAACCAAGCCGACTGCTAACGCCACCACAATTGCAACACCATAAAATTTTAATAGTGCTGTAAAACCGCTTGTAGAAACTGGTTCCATGCCTTTTACTCCAGAAGTAGGCAAAAAAAAGCACCCGAATTAGGTGCTCTAAGTTCTTTCAAAGTATTAAAGAGTTTGTAAAATCTTCCCTCCATTAATCAATTTTGTTGTGAGTGGTGCCACTCCGACAATTGCGGAACCGCCTGCACCTGGCTGGCCTTCCGTCGTGCCATGGTAATCCCAGTTCCATGTTCCATTATTGGTGGACTTGGCGCCACGTTGGCCCCAACCACCACCATCGCCAGATAAGGGAGAACCATAACGATCATTCTGAGTACGGTATCCTTTACCTGGCATCTCAGCTTCAGCATCAGTGACTTTTACAACCATCAAATAGCCGCCTTCAAGATACCAGCGCCAATCCTGAGTATCATTGTAGATAGGCTGTCCTGTCATAACCCGACCAAATGGTGCTCCAGCTCCGCCTGGAATACCTTGTACCCCATATCTAAGTTCAGTGTAGATCCCACTAGGTGTAGCCCCCCCCCCTGAACCTCCACGAGCCAATGTTCCGCCATCAATAATCAGGTTCAATTTACTGTGCCGGTTCATTAAACCAGGTGCACCTTGGAACCCATCACGGCGCGTTCTGGTAAAGTTATAATTTGGATCACTGGTCCATGCACCAAATGCTAAATGCGGCAAACCACCATCACCACCACGC